TCGCGACTAATGCCGATATCGCTTAATTCTTGTAGGATACTACGAGTGCTCTTACGCATAATAATTCTCTTGTTGAGTTATTTATTTGATTATACAGAGTTTGATTTGGCAAATCAAACAGTTTGAATGTAATCATGACGTAATGTTGTGATGCAATTATTATGATAAATACTCAGTAGAAACCATGAGTATCTACACAACTATCAAGGAGACACACAATGTCAAAAAACGTATTTGAAAAAATTATTGCATTATTTGAAAAAGATACTACTAGCTCACTAGAAGCCTATATCGTTAGTCAAAACCCACAAGATGTTAATCAAGTAGAACAGTTAACACGTGAATACCAAGAAAGTAGTTTCATTTGGGGTAGAGGATTTTAATATGAAACAGCTATTAAAAGACCTATATTCAGCCTGGCAAGAGGCTCGTGCCGCCTACATTAAATCTCGCATGATTGATGGACATTGGCTATAATCATGTACATTGTACGCAAAGTACTGCCTAGCGAGTATGCAAAATACCGTACTCATCTAAAGGCTCTAAATGAGTCTAGTCGTATCTTGCGATTCGGTGCTCCAGTTGGGGACGATGTCATTGATAATCTGTGTGACAGCGTTGAACAGGATACACGCCATCATGTACTGTTTGCCATAGAAAATGCCAATTTAGAGTTTGTAGCAGTTGGACATATTGCTATGTTTAAAGAAATGGAAATGGCATTCTCTGTTATCGATGCCTATCAAGGTCTGGGCATGGGTGAAGCACTAATGAAGCGTGTTATACAGCACTGTCGTACCAAAGGCCAGCTAAAAGGTTTCATGGTATGCCTGCCGCATAATCAAGCTATTAGACATCTATGTCAAAAGCATGGTATTAAGATCCATACAGAATACGGAGAGACCCTTGCTGATGTAGAGCTGCCAGCTGCAGATGCTGCTACTTACTTTAATGAAGCTGGATCGCAGAATTTAGGTGTATTTGACTTTATGAGTAAACGTGCCTTACTACCTTGGACTTTATTAGCCTAATCACTTTACATAGAGTATTTGTTAATCTATAATAAATACTTGTACAGCAGAAATGTTGTAAACACAAACATACACACACAAGGAGATTTATTATGTTTAATCAAGCAATCGACGCCATTCAATCTGGCAAAAAGACAATCGTCAACACATTTGTTACTGACAAAGAAATCCAATCAAAATTAGTAACACTAATTGAAGCACAAACTAAGTTTTATCAAGGTTGGGTTGATACAACTCTGTCACTTGCTGAAACGCTAGTTTCAAGTGCCAAAAACACAGTTTACAAAGGAGCAAAATAATGAGCGATTTTACTCCAAAACTACCAGAAGTAAAGTTCAACCAATCAAAAAATGGCTATGAGATCCGTTCAGACATTCTAGCACTTGCCAAGGATGCTGTTATGGAGGAATACCACGCTAAGTTTCACGGTTGGGAAATCTCTGCTAAGAAAGATGAAAAGACAGGCGAATTAGTAAGTACTGTTACTATGCCAGAATTTCCGGGTTTAGATAAAATCCTAGAAGCGGCAGAAAAGATGTACAGCTTTGTCAACTCAAGTGTGACAAAGAAATAATACATTAGTCATAGACTTTAGTAGGCTGATACTATAAAAGCAAAAGGACCGAAAGGTCCTTTTTATTTGACTAAATATTAGTGCCAGTCGCGATGCGCCAACATCCACTGACTCTAACATAAAGGACTATGTCAGCAATGTATTTACAAAACAAATATACCAACTGGTATAAATCTATCATAACTAACGCTCAATCTAGAATTGAGTTAGGATATACTGAATTACATCATATTATTCCTAAAAGCCTAGGTGGTACAAATGATAGGAGTAATCTTGTCAGACTAACTGGGCGGGAACACTTTATTTGTCATTTATTACTTACTAAGATGCTTGCTGGCAAAAATAAAGGCAAGATGGTATTTGCCTTAAACTGTATGATGAATAGATCCAATAATAAGATGGCAAGGTATGTGCCATCTTCTAGAATTTACGAAATATTAAGAAAACAATTGTCCGAAGCTCATACTCAGTTAGGAAGGACACCTGAACATAAAGCCGCAATCAGTTTAGCACATACTGGAAAAATTGTATCAACCGATACTAGAAAACGGATGAGTGAATCTTCTAAAAAGAATATTGTTGGCGGCGCTGTAAAAGGAACTATTCGATCAGAGTCTACTAAATTAAAAATAAGCCAATCAAGAAAGGGTATTATTTTTACTGACGAGCATAGAAGAAAACTAAGTGAAGCCGCAAAAAATAGAAAATCTAAAGCGTAATTATATAATTGCTTCTAATCCAAAGTACTCTGGATGTTTTTTGCCCCAATTTCTCATCACAACAGCGGCCTGTGCGTTAGCTTCGTTCTCTTGGGGACTGCCTGTTGCACCTGCTTTATCGTCTTCTAACTCGCTTTTCAAATCTTGTGAATAGTGTACTAGTTCATGTGCTAGTGTACGGCAAACATCCATGATGTGACGATTCTTCACAGTAATAGTAATATGTTCTGCACCAGGTGCATACCCGCCAAAACTGTGATGCTCTACTGAACGTTTGTCGTTAAAAACAAAATCAAATTTTGGCAGTGATTTTAATTCTAAATCTTCAGCAGCGAATCGAACAAAATCTAATAAGATCTTGTAGGTGTCTTTCTTTTCTAAACCTTCGGTGAGTATTTCTGTAACTTTCATAATATTACTTATCCAAACATGTATGATATGAAATATAGAGTGGCATCGTCTAAACCAATGTTTATACGAGCCTGTGCCTGTTGTGTACTAGTTAGTGTTTGATTTACATAATTTACAGAATATACAGATCCACCACCGCCCCCGGACACTGATGTCCAAGTTATGTTTCCTGCTCCGTCTGTTGTAAGTACTTGTCCAGCAGCGCCATCGATATTTGGTAGTGTATAATAATATCCAGTGCCTAATGATACTTTTCCTACTGTTAAATTTGTGTTAATTGTAGCATTGGCAAAGGTAGGACTTGCTGTTACTGCTATGTCTTGCTTGGTGCTGATTAATCCTGTACTAGTATCTACATTAATACCAGTACCGCCACTATACGGCTGCAAGGCTACTACTGAGCTTACACCGTTGGGGCTTTTAACAAAATATAATTTACCATCGTAGGTATTTAAAGCAATTTCGCCGTCGGCTAAAGTACTGGTAGTAGGAACAGAGCCTTGAACCGCACTGCGTCTGAGCTTGATAGTACTCATTGTTTACCTATTAGTAGGTGCCACCGTCTAAGTCAGCCCAGGCTGGAACACCAGCAACAAGCTGTAGAACTTGGCCGTTCGTGGCTGCTGATAATTTACTTAGAGTATTAGTAGCACTGGCATAAATCAAATCACCAGTTGCGTAAGTACCAAATCCAGTACCACCATAACCTGAACCAATAGTTGTACCGTTCCAAGTACCGCTGGTAATCGTACCAACTGTTGACAAGCTGCTTAAACTTGTTACTGCTGTATTAACTAAGGTACCACTTGTTGGGAATGTTACGCTAGTATTTGCTGATAACGTACCAGTAAATGTGTACGCACCAGACATTGTAACATTGCCACCAATTGTAATAGTACTTGAACCGTTGTTAACACCAGTACCACCATAGGTACTGCCAATTATACCACCGTTATAAACAACACCTGTACTTAGAGTCTTATTGGTTAATGTTTGACTAGTTGTCTTATCAACAGTAATTGATGTATCAATACTAAATTGAGTGCTAGTTAAGGTCAGTCCATTGCCTGCTGAGTAAGTACCAGCACCTGAGAACTGTGTATAAGCAATAGCGTCTGTACCAATCTTAATAGCATTAGCTGGACTTGCCCCTGTACCAATATTAGTTTGTACCCAGCCAGTTTTGCCATAAGTTGTACCTTTTGTAACAAACGCAAAGTCGCCAGGAATAACTTGACCTGCTATACTATTGTTATAGTCTGTAGCACGAGTCAAGACCCATTTTGTTGTACCACTTACACCTAGTGTGCTTAGATAGTAAACACCGTTGTATTTTGCGCTAGTACTTGTGAAAGAATTGACTAAGACACGATCATTCAGTACTAGTGTGTAACCGTCAATTGATAATGCTGAACCTGTTGTAGCATCAGTAAGTGTTGCGCCTATACCAGTACCAGTACCAGCATCAGTTGTACCATTAGCATAAGTAGCACCTGTGATAGCTGTATTTGTGCTATCGGCTAATACTTCTACGCTGTCGTGTACATTGATACCAGTAGCTGCCGCATCAACATATCCTTTAGTAGCCGCATCAGTTGATTGAGTTGGAGTTGCTAAACTTGTAATTCTTGCTGAACCAACATCAACAGTTCCTGACCCTTGTGGCACTAAGTTAATGTTTGTATTAGAACCGCCCGCTGTAAATGTAAGAGCGCCTGTTCCTGTTATACTACCACTAGTTGTACCAGTACCACCGTAAGCTACTCCCAATGCATTTGTTAGATTTAATGTAGCTATTGTTGCAGTGCCGCTGAAAGTTGGGCTTGCGCTGAATACTAAATTACCAGTACCTGTAGCACCTGTTGATGTTACACCTTCAATGGTTGGATGACCAGTTATTGTTGGAGCACTTGCTAATACAAAATTGCCAGTACCAGTAACACCTACAGGACTAACTGCTCCACTGCTTACGCTAAAATATGTACTATTGAAACTAGCAATACCTTTAGTTGTTGTAGTAGCATCACCAACACTGACAGTTACTGTGTTACTACCTCCTGATCCAGTAACTGCGGCAGTAACACTAGTACCACCAGCAAATGTTAATGTACCTGATACTAAGTTTATAGAACCAGTACCTGAAGTACCGGCGATTGATAATGTAGAACTTGCAGCTGCCCAAATTAATGTACCATTAGCTTGGCTTGTTAATACATATCCACTAACTGTGCTGTCCACACTTGGGAATTGATAAGCAGCACCACTACCCACTGAACCGCTGCCAAACTGTACTTTGCCAGTTGGTGCAATAATAATGTTAGTAGTAGCTGTGCTATTGCTAATAGTGTCTGTGGCAATACTAATATCACCAAGTTTGGTTGTTCCAGTTAATGTAGCCCCTGCACTGAATACAAAGTTGCCAGTACCTGTGGCACCAGTTGATGTTACACCTTCAACAGTTGGATGACCACTGATTGTAGGGGCACTGATTGTAGGACTTGTGTCAAATACAAACTTGCCAGTACCAGTAGCACCAGTTGATGTTACACCTTCAACAGTTGGATGACCACTAATAGTTGGGGCACTGATTGTAGGACTTGTGTCAAATACAAACTTGCCAGTACCAGTTGCACCTGATGAAGTAACTCCCTCAATTGTTGGATGACCACTAATAGTTGGGGAAGTGGCTAGTACAACTGATCCAGTTCCAGTGACTGTGGCAAATCCAGTGTATTCATAATTCCAAGCAGCCGCTGTATTACCACCTGTAGATATTACAGTATAGGTAACTGTAGTACCTGGAATTTGTGTTAAGACTGATGCGCTAG